ATATAGCGTGGCTAATAATATTATTGCTAACTTTAGAGCAAGAGTATTATCATATCCAAATAGTATATTTGAAGCTGGACCTTGCTTAGATGCAACATTGGAAGAATTAAATGCGGTAGGATTATTAGACGATGCTTCACTTATTGTTACACCTAATGCGTACAATGAGGGAGTATTATATGACGTTATCCCTAATACACCTCTTGGCGATATGGATGTTGTTCGTGCTACAACAGCAACGAGAGTAAATAGTTCGGGATTGATTGAAGTAGTTCCGAGAAATTTAATTACATATAGTAATGATTTTACAAATGCAGCTTGGATAAAAACAAGTGGTGCGTCAATAACTGCAAATTCGGTTATTGCTCCAAATGGAACAATGACTGCCGATACTTTAAACGTTGCGGTAGCTACTTATTCGGGAATATATCAAAATCTTGGAAGTTTAAGTGGACAAAATACAATTAGTATTTATGCTAAAAAAGGAACAAAAGATTTTTTATATTTTATAAATTTACAAGGAAGTACAACAGCCGTTTGGTTTAATATTAGCAACGGAACATTAGGCACGGTTTCAAGTGGTTATACTGCTACAATAACTGACGTTGGTAATAGTTGGTATCGTTGCACTTTAAGTCAATCCGTTAGTGCAACAAGTTACTTTCAATTAGGTTTAAGCGATTCAGACGGTTCTGTTACTCCTACAAGTACGGGAACAGCTTACATTTGGGGTGCTCAATTAGAAGCTTTTTCAACAGCAACAGAATATTTCCCTACAACAACACGTTTAAATATACCTCGTATTGATTACACAAACGGAAGTTGTCCGAGTTTATTGGTAGAGCCACAAAGAACAAATTTATATTTTCCGTCAATTCCCTCTTCATCAGGTGGTGGAACATATACTTTGAACGATGCAATTTCTCCCGACGGAACACAAAACGCATCATCTTTTGTACCAAGTGGATTTGGTGTTGTTTATTCTAATTCAATAAGTACAACAGTGCAAACTTACACTTTCAGCGTTTATTTAAAAGGAACTGTTAATGGCCAAAAAGTTGGATTAGGCGATAATGGAAATATATTAAATAATTTTACAATAACAACGTCTTGGCAAAGATATACTTTCACTTTTACAGGTAGTGTTCAAAATACTCCTTTTTATCTTTTATCAGGTAATTATTTTAGTCCCGCTGAAAATAATAAGTTTTATATTTATGGCGCTCAATTAGAAGTAGGCTCATACGCCACTTCACTGATACCGACTCAAGCATCTTCAGTAACTCGTAACGCTGATGTTATTTCTAAAACAGGAATAAGTAGTTTAATAGATAGTCAACAAGGTGTTTTATTTATGAACATAAAAGCTTTATCTGATAATTATGACTCACAAAGTAGTTTTATTGGATTAACAAGTGGAACATTCGCAGATACTATACAATTATATTATACTTCAACAAGATTAGGCGGATTGTTTAGAAGTAATTTCAATAGTTCAGATGTTTTTGTAATATCATCAACAATTAATACATTTAATAAAGTTGCTTTAAGATGGGTTGGAACTACTTTTTCAGTTTTTGCAAATGGTGTTTTAATTGGAACTCGAACATTAACTCAATTACCAATAAATAAATTAAACACATTTATAACTAATGATGGTAATGGTGGAAGCCCTTTTAGCGGTAATATTGATTCTATTCAAATTTACAAAACACCTCTAACAGACGAACAATTAACTTTACTTACAGGAGACTTATACGATAGTTATTCTGAAATGGCGAATAGTTTAAATTATATCTTAGAATAATGGCACAGACAAGTTTAATAATAGGAGATACAAATTGGGCAGTAAAAGAAGATAGCCTATTGGGATATAATGTTATTCAAAATAAGTATTTACCAATACCTATAGATACCGTACGTGCTACTACAGCTACACGAGTAAATGAACAAGGGTTAATTGAGATTGTACCAAGAAACTTAATTGAATATAGTGAACAACTTGATAATGCAGTTTGGATTAGAACTAATTTAACTGTAACTCCGAACGCGACTACTGCTCCAAACGGAACATTAACTGCTGAAAAATTAATTCCAACTGTAACTAACGATTTACATATAACCGAAAGTAGTGTAGTTTCTTTTGTTAGTGGTAGTATATATACTTTTAGTTTCTATGCAAAAAGAGCTGAAGATAATTTCATTCAAATTACAGCTTCATCTTCTTTGCTATCAACAAGAGCAAATTTTAATTTATTAAATGGTACTTTAGGATTTGTAGATAGCGGTATAACCGCTACTATTACACCTATTAATAATGATTGGTATAGATGTACCGCTTCTTTTGTTGCGGCTGCTACAGGTAATTTTAGAATGGTTTTATGTAATATACCAGCTTCAACTTCTGCTCGTTTTGCAACTTTTGCAGGTAATGGAACTTCAGGCGTTTTTGTTTGGGGTTGCCAAGTTGATAATGGCTCAGTTGCTACAGAATACTTTCCTACAACTAATAGATTAGATATACCACGTATTGATTATTCAACAGGTACAGCTGCGCTTTTGGTGGAATCTGGTCGGACAAATTTAGCTACAAATAGTGACGGAAATGTAAGTACATATGGTTCAGCTATAAATGTTACTAATGCATCGAGTTCTTTTAATTCATTCACAAATGCAATACAATTTCCAAGCACAGGTTTAGCTTTATCTTATAAGTCAGTAGTTACAACAGCACAAACATACGCTATTTCTGTTTTTATAAAAATGGATGATAATTCAGTTCCAATACTTTCAGCAAGTCAAACAACAGGGAATTTTTGTTTAGTTATAGCGGGAGCCATTGCTACAAATAATTTAAAAGTTGAAAGTTATGGTAACAATGTTTATAGATTAAGTGCAACAGCAACAAGTGGAGCAGTTAATATTAATAATGGTTTAATTAGATACGATACACAAGTATTAAAATCTTTTAAAATTACAGGAATACAATTAGAAGCTGGCGCTTACCCAACATCGTACATACCTACATTAGCAAGTTCTGTGAGCCGTAATTCTGATTTGATTTCTAAAACAGGAGTTAGCGGTTTAGTTGGAACTGAATTTACTATATTTTTTGATGGTTTTGAAAGTATTGGAGGAAGTAGTAGTAGATATATTGTTTTAAAAGGGAGCGGAGGGCTTTATGCAAATTTAATAATTATTGAACAAACGCCAACAAATTTAATAGCTGCTTTTGTTAATGATAACAGCTCGTCGAGTGTATTTGCTTCTTATTCCTCTCAATTAACAAGTGGGCAAAGAGTTAAATTTGCTCTAAGATGTAAAAATAACGATTTTGCATTTTATGTAAATGGGCAATTAAGAAATGCCCAAGCAAGCGGAACAGTGCCTACAACTTCAACTTTATATTTAGGATATTATCCTGACTATGCAGATAATTATAATATAATAAATTCATCCGTAATTTATAATTCAGCTTTAACAAATGCAGAAATGGCACAATTAACAACACTATAATATGGAAATTTATAAATTAAACTATGCAGACCCAAATGCTGCAACAGCTGATTTAATAGCTAAAGGAGTATATGTTGAAATTACAGACTTAAATGGCGAGCCTCAATTAGTTTATGCTAATGGAACTCAAGCTGTAGTAGATATAGGACAAATTGTAAAAGTACCAGGAGAGTATGACGACCAAGGGAATGTGATTGTTGAACCTATCTATTATGATGGTGTATTCTACGATGTAATGACAACTGAGGTGGTTGACTTTGGAACCAATGAAGTGTTCCCTGTTGATTGCGTTCATTCTTTTATGGGTTATGCTCAAAACGCTGATGGACCAGTAGATGAACCATTACAGGTAATTATGCCGAAAAACAAGTAATTAAATAAGTATAATAACAATAAACAATTAAATTAAATAAAAAATGGAAGTAGTAAAACAGATTACAAAAGAACAATTAGAAAAAATTACAACGCAACAAAAAGATCTTCAAGCGTTATTAACTAACATTGGATTATTAGAATCCCAAAAGCATAGATTCTTACATCAAATTGCAGAGGTTAATAAAACAATCGAAGACTTTAAAACTGAATTGCAAGAAGAATATGGACCAATCAATATTAGTTTAGAGGATGGTTCTTATACTGAGATTGAAGAAGAAGTTAAAGAAACTGAATAATGAATTCAGTAATTAGAAAAATAAGTATAGGCGTTGATTATAAAAATGAAGCAATGCATTATTCTGTAGGCCAGCAGGTTTACGGAGGACATGAGATTGCATGCATTTTAGTAGATGAGCAAGATTCATCGTATAATGTTTATATAAAGAAAGAAGACGAAGTAATGCCATGGAAGAAGTTTAATCATAACATGGCAGTATCTGTAGAATACGATTTAGAATACTAATGCAAAGTGTATTTAACTTTATTGTAAAGCCCGTCGGTGATAGGTACAATAACAAAGTTAAAGTAGACGACAAAGAACTAATACTAAATACAAAAATAGAAAGTTTTAAATCAGTGAATAAATTAGCGGAGGTAGTTTCTACACCGCTAGCTTATTCTACTAATATTAAAAAAGGAGATTTAGTAGTAATACATCACAATGTATTTAGAAGGTTCTACGATATTAGAGGAAATCAAAAAGACAGCCGTTCATATTTTATGAATGATTTGTATTTTTGTGATCTAGATCAAATCTACTTGTATAAAAATGAAGGTAAATGGGAAACATTTGGAGACAGATGCTTTATTAAACCATTAAAAAATATAGATTATTTAAAGCTCGATAAAGAGCAAAGGCTTATTGGTATACTAAAATACGGAAATGAGTCCTTAAACAAGCTTAAAATCAATCCTGGTGACCTGGTTGGATATACTCCAGATGGTGAATGGGAATTTATAATTGATGGTGAGCGGTTATATTGTATGAAATCTAATGATATTGTAATTAAATATGAATATAAAGGAAACGAAGAGGAATACAACCCAGGTTGGGTACATAGTATATAGGCATATAAGACACGATAAAAACGAACCCTTTTATATCGGGATAGGTTCTGAAAGAAGAAGCAAAGATACAGGCGTTCGTAGAAGTATTATGTGGAATAATATAATTGCTAAATCATCTTATGACATAGAAATTCTTTTTGAAAATTTAACTTGGGATCAAGCATGTTTAAAAGAAAAAGAATTTATTGCTATTTACGGCCGCAAAGATAAAAAAACGGGTAGTTTATGTAATATGACTGACGGAGGCGACGGCGCTCCTGGCCAAATTCATTCGGAAGAAACAAAAATAAAAAGAGCTCTAGCAATAACAGGAGAAAAGCATGGAATGTATGGTAAAACACATACTGATATATTGAAAGCAAAATGGTCTAAAGAAAGAAGTAGAGAAAAACATTTTCTTGCAAGGAAAGTGCTTAATACCGAAACAAATAAAATATTTAATTGTGTAAAAGACGCTTCTGAATTTTATTCTATTAATTATAGTACTTTATGTAGTTGGTTAAATAAATCAAGACCTAACAAAAGTAATTTTATTTATATTTAATTTTATGGAAATAAAAAAAGCAAAACAAGCAATTATACAGGCGGGTAAAGAAGCAGTTGATGAATTAATTAAAGTGGCTAAGTCTCCAATATTAATGGGTAATGAAGATGATCCAGAACCTGAAAAATTGAAGAATGCTGCTGCCACAAAAAAGCTGGCTATATTTGATGCTTTTGAAATCCTTAGTAGGATTGAAGAGGAAGAAAGAATGTTAGAAGATAGCGAAAAAGAACCAACGGCAAAAACGTTTAAAGGTTTCGCAGAAGGGAGATCCAAATAATGTACGAAAATACTTTATTCAAGGTTTTACCTGATTATATCAAGTCAAGTGTTTTAAAGAAAGAGAATAGGCTTAAAACATGGAAGTACGGCTATAATAAACAACACGATATAGTTGTTATAAGTAAGACCGGAAAGATTGGCGAAATATACGAGATTCAAAATCTAAAGATTGCTTTACCTCTAATAGAGGATTCATACCAAAGAAGCCCGAAAAAAGAATTACAATATTGGGAGCAATTAGAAGTACCTAAGGAGTTAATTAAAATAAAGAATGTATTCGATTGGAATAAATATCCGGATGCATTTAAAGAGAAGTGGTACGATTACATTGACAATGAATTCAGATACAGAGACGAAGGTTTCTCATTTTATAGTAATGGAACTCCTACATATATAACAGGTACACATTACATGTACCTACAATGGAGTAAAATAGATGTTGGTGCCCCAGACTTTAGAGAATCAAATAGATTGTTCTTTATATTTTGGGAAGCTTGCAAAGCGGATTACAGATGTTACGGAATGTCTTATTTAAAGAATAGACGTTCTGGATTTTCATTTATGTCTTCCGCAGAACTAGTTAACCAAGCTACTATGTCAAGTGACTCAAGATTTGGTATACTATCTAAATCAGGTAGCGATGCTAAAACGATGTTCACTGATAAGGTTGTACCAATATCAATTAACTACCCGTTCTTCTTTAAACCTATCCAAGATGGTATGGATAGACCTAAAACAGAGTTAGCATATAGAGTGCCAGCTTCTAAGTTTACAAGAAAGAAATTAGATAATAATGAAAACCCTGAAGAACTTGATGGTCTTGATACAACAATTGACTGGAAGAATACAGGAGATAACTCTTATGATGGGGAAAAGCTAAAGCTTTTAGTTCATGATGAAAGTGGTAAATGGCTTAAACCTGATAACATATTAAATAACTGGAGGGTTACTAAAACTTGTTTAAGATTAGGTAGTCGTATTATCGGTAAGTGTATGATGGGTTCGACATCAAATGCTTTAGATAAAGGAGGAGAGAATTTTAAGAAACTTTATTACAACTCAGATGTTACGAAAAGAAACGCCAATGGACAGACTAGCTCAGGATTATATAGTTTGTTCATACCTATGGAATGGTCCTACGAGGGATTCATTGATACTTATGGCTTACCTGTCTTCCACACTCCAGAAAAACCAATCAAAGGAATCGACGGAAACGAAATTGAAATAGGTGTTATTGAGCACTGGCAGAATGAAGTTGATGGTTTAAAGTCAGATTCAGATGGTCTAAATGAATACTACCGACAGTTTCCAAGAACAGAACAACACGCATTTAGAGATGAAACAAAACAATCGTTGTTTAATCTTACAAAAATATACGAGCAAATTGATTATAATGCAGACCTACGTTACTCTGGTGTTTTAACACGAGGGAACTTCCAATGGGATAACGGCATACTAGATACAAGAGTAAGCTTTTATCCAAATAAAGACGGTAGGTTCATAATCTCTTGGGTACCACCTAAACATATGCAAAACCGCGTAATAATAAAGGATGGGTACAAATATCCTGGTAATGAGCACTGTGGCGCATTTGGATGTGATAGTTACGATATATCCGGGACAGTTGACAATAGAGGATCGAATGGATCTCTTCATGGGTTAACAAAGTTTTCAATGGAAGACGTACCAGCAAACCATTTCTTTTTAGAATATATTGCAAGACCTCAGACAGCTGAAATATTCTTTGAAGAAGTTTTAATGGCTTGTGTATTTTACGGTATGCCAATACTTGCAGAGAATAACAAAGCAAGACTATTATATCATTTCAAAAGAAGAGGCTATAGAGGATTCTCAATGAATAGACCTGATAAAGTATGGAATAAGTTATCTCCAGCTGAAAAAGAAATTGGAGGTATACCAAACTCAGGACAAGATATTATACAAGCCCACGCAGCAGCAATTGAAACTTACATAGAAAATTATGTAGGAGATTTAGGGGATTCATATGGAGATATGTATTTCCAAAAAACATTAGAAGATTGGGCAAGGTTCAACATAAACGATAGAACAAAGCATGATGCTTCGATAAGTTCTGGGTTAGCTATAATGGCATGTAATAAACACATGTATACGCCAACTAGCAATTTCCAAAAGGATAAGACTCCTTTAAACTTTAAAAGATATAATAATGAAGGTTATAGTTCAAAAATAATATAATAGATGATTTATACAAACACTAATAGTTCTTTCCCTACCCAAGTAGTATCAGATGAAGAAAAGCAAAGTCTTGAATATGGAATTCTAGTTGCTAGGGCTATTGAAAACGAATGGTTTCGTGGAGATAGAGTTGGAGCTGGAACCGGTAATAGATGGGGATCAAACTGGCAAAACTTTCACAATTTACGTTTATATGCAAGAGGTGAACAATCTGTACAAAAATACAAAGATGAATTGTCTGTTAATGGCGACTTATCGTATCTTAATTTAGATTGGAAACCTATTCCTATTATACCTAAGTTCGTAGACATCGTTGTTAATGGTATATCTAATAAGAACTATGAGATCAAAGCTTATGCCGAAGATCCAGAAGCTGTTCAAGCTAAAACAAAATATGCTGAAGGTATTATAAGAGATATGATGGCAAAAGACTTATTAGATAGCATCCAATCTAAATTGGGTGTTAATCTATATAATAGTCCAAACCCTAAAGACTTACCTGAAACAAAAGAAGAATTAGAAATTAAATTGCAATTAGATTACAAACAAGCGATTGAAATTGCAGAAGAAGAAGTAATAAACCAGATATTAGATCGTAATAGATATACTCTAATCAATAGAAGACTTAATTATGATTTAACTGTATTAGGTATTGCAGCGGCTAAAACAAACTGGAATGAAGCCAATGGTGTTGTTCTTGAGTATGTTGACCCCGCTAACCTTGTTTATTCTTATACAGAGGATCCAAACTTCGAAGATATATATTATGTAGGAGAGGTTAAGTCAGTAGCATTAGAGGAGCTTAAAAAAGAATTCCCGTATTTAACAGATGATGAATTAAGAGAAATAGAAAAATACCCGGGGAATGCTAATTATACTCGCGACTATTATGGAACTGATGCAAATGATAATACTGTTCAAGTATTATATTTTGAATATAAAACATATTCTAATCAGGTGTTTAAAATTAAACAAACCGAAAATGGATTAGAAAAAGCGCTTGAAAAACCGGATACATTTAATCCGCCAGCCAATGACAATTTTGAAAGAATATCAAGATCAATCGAGGTATTGTATTCAGGCGCAAAAATATTAGGATTTAACAAAATGCTTAAGTGGGAACTAGCTGAGAATATGACTAGACCACTTGCGGATACTACAAGAGTAGAGATGAATTATACTATCTGTGCTCCTAGAATGTATAAAGGAAGAATTGAATCATTAGTAAGCCGTATAACAGGGTTTGCGGATATGATCCAATTAACACATTTGAAACTACAACAAGTACTATCAAGAATGGTGCCTGATGGAGTATTCGTCGATGTTGATGGATTAGCGGAAGTTGATTTAGGGAACGGTACAAACTATAATGCTGCAGAGGCATTAAATATGTATTTCCAAACAGGTAGTATTGTTGGTAGATCAATGTCACAAGATGGAGGCCAAAATCCAGGTAAAGTGCCAATCCAGGAATTACAAACATCGTCAGGTAATGCTAAGATAAGTTCTTTAATCAGTACTTACCAATATTACTTACAAATGATACGTGATGTAACCGGGTTAAACGAAGCAAGAGATGGTAGTACGCCAGACAGAGATGCTTTAGTTGGGTTACAGAAAATGGCAGCAGCAAGTTCAAACACTGCAACACGTCACATATTACAATCAAGTTTATTCTTAACGTTAAGATTATGTGAGAATATTGCTTTAAGAATTAAAGATTCATTAGGATTCCCATTAACTCGTAAAGCACTTATTGAAAGTATATCGGTTTCAAATGTAGAAACATTAAAAGAGATAGAGAATTTAAACTTGCATGATTTTGGTATCTTCTTAGAATTAGAACCTGAAGAAGAAGATAAAGCACAATTTGAACAAAACATTCAGATTGCTTTACAATCAGGGGGAATTGATTTAGAAGATGTAATTGATCTAAGACAAATTAAGAATTTAAAACTAGCTAATCAATCTTTAAAATATAAGAGAAAGAAAAAGTTAGAAAGAGATCAAGCAAATCAACAAGCAAATATTGCGGCGCAAGGTCAAGCAAATGCGCAAGCGTCAGAAGCAGCAGCATTAGCCGAAGTACAAAAGCAACAAGCTTTAGCGCAAACTGAGATTCAAATATTACAATCTAAATCTCAATTTGAAATACAAAGAATGCAACAAGAATTAATGCTTGAGAAACAAAGAATGGCAGTGAAGTTTGATTACGACATGCAACTTGCCCAGATGCAATTAGGTGTTGCTCAACAAAAACAAGCTCAAGCAGAAGATCGTAAAGATCAAAGAACAAAGATACAAGCCACACAACAATCAGAATTAATAGACCAAAGAAAAAATAATTCATTGCCAAAAGACTTTGAAGGAAGTGAAGATGGATTCGATCTATCACAGTTTGGTCCACAATAAGAATACATTAACCAATTTTATATTATCATATTATGTCAGAACAAGTAAAACAAGAGGGGGAATTCAAATTACAAAAAAAGAGATCTCCCATGAAAAAGTTAGTTAATTCTAATGAAATTTCAAAAGTAGACTTAAGAACAAATAAAACACCAGAAGATGCCGTTCAAATCGAAAACACAGATGAAAGCATGTTGGGCACAAAACAACCCGAATTGGGATTGCAAGAAGTGGAGCAAGGAAACGAAGAACATCAAACAGTTACCGTTCAAGCTACAGCCCAAGAAGAAGTAACAACAGTAATACAAGAGATTACTCAAGAAGAAGTTGATACTACAACCGCAACACTCGTTGAAGAGGCAAACAAAGCTATTGAGGTACAAGAAAATACAGGTAAGCCATTACCAGAAAATATTAATAAGCTTGTTGCTTTCATGGAAGAAACAGGCGGAACAGTTGAAGACTATGTAAGATTAAGCTACGACTATTCTACTATTGACAGTGAGGCTTTACTAAAAGAATATTATAAAAAATCAAGACCACATTTAGATTCCGAAGAGATTCAATTTTTAATGGAAGATGAATTTAGTTATGATGAAGATTTAGATGATGAGCGAGACATCAGAAAAAAGAAACTCGCGTTTAAAGAAGAAGTTGCAAAAGCCAAAAACTTTTTGGAAGACCTTAAAGGAAAATATTACGACGAGATCAAGTTGAAACCGAGCGTATCTAAGGAACAACAAAAGGCAATGGACTTTTTTAACCGATATAATGAAGAACAGGCAAACGCAGAAGCACTGCATTCAAAGTTCAAGAATGAGACTAAAGGTTTTTTCTCACAAGAATTCAAAGGTTTTGATTTCAAATTAGGAGAGAAAAATTTTAGATATGGAGTTCAGAACACAGAAGCAGTGGCTGATAAACAGTCAAACATAAACAACCTAATCAAGAAGTTCTTGAATGATAAAGGTGAAATTGTTGACATGAAAGGTTATCATAAAGCTATGTATGCTGCCGAGAATGCGGATACTATTGCAAATCATTTTTACGAGCAAGGCAAAGCTGATGCTGTAAAAGACATTGTTGCAAAATCCAATAACATAACCAATACGCCAAGAGTATCTCCGGCTAATACTGGTTTTATAAATGGGTTCAAAGTTAAAGCTATAAACGGCATTGATTCTTCTAAATTAAGAATACAAACAAAAAAATTTAACAATTAAAACTAAAAAACTATGGCTAATGTAACTCCACAGTTTGGGACAATTAAACCGTCTCAAAAACAACAAGCGCTAGAGACCAATTACTTAAACTTTACAAACGGAAGTGGTAATGATTTCGCGCAACAATATTTACCAGAAATCTACGAAGCAGAAGTAGAGCGTTACGGAAACAGAACATTATCTGGATTCTTACGTATGGTAGGTGCTGAAATGCCTATGTCTTCTGATCAGGTAGTTTGGTCTGAACAAAATAGATTACACATTGCTTACAGAGATGTAACATGTGCTTCAGCTACAACTTTAACTTTTTTAACTGGTAATACTGGTGCTAACTTTGTAAACAACGTTATCTCTGTAGGACAAACTTTAGTAGTTATGAGTCCTTCTACTGGAAGAGAACTTAAAGTTTATGTTACAGCTTCTACAGCAGATGCTGCTACTGGAACTGGCGGCGCTATTAGCCCTGCGGTTATTACTGTTAAACCTTACACTCAGTTAGATTTAACTACTGGAGCAGGTAACACTGTAAACTTTACTGGAGCAACAGATCTTAAAATCTTTGTTTACGGTTCTGAATTCAAAAAAGGTACTACAGATGCTTCTTTAAACTCTGTAACTCCTTCTTTCACTCAATACAGTAACTCTCCAATTATCATCAAAGAGAAATACCAAATTTCTGGTTCTGACACTGCTCAGATTGGATGGGTTGAAGTTGCTACTGAAGATGGAGCTAGCGGATTCTTATGGTATTTGAAAGCTGAATCTGAAACAAGATTACGTTTTGAAGATTACTTAGAAATGTCTGTTATTGAAGGTGAATTAGTTTCTGGTGGTTCTACTTTATTAAGTGGTAACAACATCAAAGGAACTGAAGGTCTTTTTGCTGCAGTTAGAACTAGAGGTAACATTGTAAATAACTTTACTGCTGCTGCTGGTTTATCTGACTTTGATTCAATCTTGAAAAACTTAGATACTCAAGGAGCTATTGAAGAAAACATGTTCTTCTTAAACAGAGCTACTTCTCTTGACTTCGATGATATGTTGGCTTCTTTATCTTCTGGTGCTGCTGGAGGTGTTGCTTACGGTTTATTCGAAAACTCTGAGCAAATGGCATTGAACTTAGGATTCTCTGGATTCAGAAGAGGTTCTTACGATTTCTACAAAACTGACTGGAAATACTTAAATGATGCATCTACTCGTGGAGGTATGAATACTACATCTATCGATGGTATCCTTATTCCTGCTGGAACATCTA